ATCCTGTTTGTTTCCTCCACCCACTTCGTCAGCCACTTGAATCGCAAAGTCTGGCTTTCTTTGCTTATAGGTTGTAGCAGCCATACTAAACATAGCCCGCATGTACCTTTCAGTTTTCTCTTTATCCCCTGTAAACTCAGATAACATCTCAATCGCGGCTTGCTCTTGTTGTGTAACCAAGGCACTTTGAGACTTTTCAATCCAAGTCTCCCGTTCATCGCTGAGGCTATTTAATAGATTGTATACCTCTTTTAAACCATCTATGGCCAACTCTCTCAAGGCATTGTTCTCAGGGCTCTCAATGCCTTTCTTAAGCTTAGTTAAGTTTCCAACATGGGATACCGCAACCTTAGCTAACTCTCCGAGAGTGCCTCTAATGTTACTCTCTGACCCGACACTATTTGCAATTAAAGCCTTTCTAGCAGACTGAGGAGTGGTATCACAATTAGCTAAGTTCATAAGACCTCTTAAGGATCTAGCAGAAGACTCATTATTGAAAACTCGACCTCGCTGACCTCGCCCATCAGAATATTCGGTATAGACAGTAACTGCATTTAGACCACCGCCTTCAGTTACTTGAAATAGTTTGCACGCTTCATCTTTAGCATCCTCATCCCCACTCGCTGCTTTTGCAAGTAAGACTAAAGCTTTAGAAACCGCCTCTGATGCATCGGGATCAGATTCCTTTGCACCTACAACATACTCACCCGTCTCACCATCATACCTAAGCGTGGGCGTCTCATTAACTAACTGCTGCTCTACATTGCCAGCCCTTCCGCCCCTAAAGAAAGCTAAGTGAGTACCACAATAATTCCAAGTATCGGCATCACTAATGGAATCACTAACAGCAGCATAGTAATCACTATTAACAGAGCCGTCATCTTCACATAAAAGATTAGACACTAATTGCTCAAACTCTTCTACATTTTTTATAATCTCTGCGACTGTCTCTGGTTCGTCCCTGGCCATAGTGGACTCCAGAACTTTCTGTCTTCTTAACGCTCTCTCTTGCTCTTCTTTTTGTTGTTGTAGTAACTCTTGATTTTGTTGCTGACTATCTCCGCCAGGATCACTCATGAGCCTTTTGATAAACGTTTCTTTACCATCGGCAGTGCCAAGATCGACTGATGTTCCTGAGTTAAGTCTTCCGTCCTTGGTAACGGAGGCACCCATGGTAGCAATAGGGTTTCCTTGCCTGTCCTTCTTAGTGTAGCTACCTACACTAGGAAACTGAGGATCTCTGTAATAATCACCGAAAGACTTATCTCTAGCTCCTGCTATGAAATTATCAGCAGCTTGTTCAGCAGCCTGTCGGCTTGCACTTTGCTCTAGAAGCCTAAGTTCGCGATTATGCTTCTTGCTAAAGCTATCTAAAAGTTCAGTGAAAAAGTCCATACCTTATAATAGACAAATAGCCCTCTCTCTTATTTAGAGAGAAGGCTACTTTGAGTTGATGTAAGAGATTAGCTGATCTTCGCGTAGTCCACGAAGTCGTATCGGAAACCAACTTCAACAGTCGAGAAGTCGTTGGTCGCGTAATTCTTCTCAGAGAATCTTACCGACATCGGGTAAACACCATAAACCTCAACGTAAGAGTGCGGCTGGCTAGTGTTGTCCAACTCTAAGATCGTCATCTTCGTAGCCTTGAACGATCGGTTGCCAGGACCACCAGGAGCAGAAAGCTTCGTGGCATCGCCAGTGACCGGATCATAGATTGTCTTAAACCAATTCCATAAGGCAGGCGTGGCCTGAGTTAAAAGCTGGTTATCAAAAGTGATGGTAACCGACTCAGGAGTAAACTTGCCAGGGTAGTACATCTTGTCGTTAAGACGATCGACCACGATGTCATCAACAGCACCGCCAATCGGGCTGACCTGTTTAGCCGCAGCAGTCAACTCACTTTGAGCACTGTTTGTAAACTCAGGAGGAAGGCCGTAGAACTTACACTCAAACTGGTAAGCTCTTACGGAATCCAGCTTTGTCGAGACTTTGGGAAGAGTTCTCCCAGGGGTAAAGTTCGATCTGAACTCAGTTTTTAATACGCTGTCTACCATGATTATTATTGATTAATACTTGCCGCTTGGCTTGTGAGGTTGACCTCGAAGACAATCGTTTCAGCAGCCTTCGTGGGCTTGATTGTCACCGAGCACCAAAGCTCATTTCTGTCAACTCTCGCAGGAGTGTTCGTTGTGGAGTCGCACCGCACCAAGCCTTCAACGATGGCTCTTCTAGCCAGCAGATCATCCAAGAACGGGTTGATGGTTTCTTCAACTTGCTCCCAGGTGAACTGGTCGTTGGGCTCGAATTGGAACGGCTTACCAATTTCAAGGAGAACCTTACGGATGTAGATCATTAGTCTACGAACGTTAACTCTGTCGAGTGCCGTAGGAGTTCTTTGTGTGGTCTTTTGACCAAAGATGACGATGCCTTGTGTAGCGTCCTTCACAATCGGGTTGATTGCGTTAGAGTACAAGGTATCTCTGTCACCCTGGTTTAAGACCTTCTGCTCGATGTCCGTAGGCTTGGTCAGGCGACCTCTTCTGAAGCCAGCAGGGGCAAACCAAGGATCGTTCACAGCGTCTGTGAAGACACACTGGCGGGCCGCAAAGATCGTCGGATCAAACCACTCTTCTTGGCCTTCAAAGCTGTTGAAGACTTGAACCCATGGCCAGTAAGTAGCTGCGTAGGAAGAGTTAACCGCCGCAGTTCTCGTGGTCGGACTCTTGCCGTTGACCCAGTTGATCGCATCTTGAACTTCACCCAGCGCATACGGAGGAGAAACAAAAGCCAAGAAGTTTTTGGATGTTTCAGCTAAAGTGATAAGAGCGTTTTGCACAGTGTCTTCGGTGATTCCAGGAATCAAAGCCAATGAGATGTTTAACGTATCATCGTCAAGAGCGTTCATACCCGTCTTAGCAGCCGCTGTTCCAATCAGAGCAGTGGCATCAGCATTGGTGCTGATGTCGGGGTTGGTGGTGCTCTCTTGAGCGCCATAACCACTGTTACCACTCACAAAGTTGTAAGTGCCTGCGATTGGTTTTACAAATCTCGGGGAAGCGTTGGTGCCCGTCGCGTTGTCCGCATTAGTGAAGACAGACGAAGGAACTTGCTCACCAAACTGGTTCGGGGCAGTGTAAGCAGTTGTCCCGTCTTCAAGTTCAACGTAGATGTACTCAGACTTAGCGTTGTTTTCGTCGCTTGTGAGAACTGTCTCAAAG